AAATCGCCAACTGCTATAAGCAATTGGCGATTGTGAGCGGAGCGGACTTTGCTCCGACGTGGAGGCGCCACCCGGAATTGAACCGAAAAATATGACTTTTTCTGACTGCGGCTGACCCCACAAGGCCCCTAAATTAGGGCATTTTGCAATCAGACGAAATCAGCGGAAATTAAAAAAAGGTTGCCAAAAGGTTGCCAGGAGTGCCATTGCCAGCAGCGTTTATTTATACAATAAAAATAGCGCTTGAGCGTCCTTGATTGTGCATGGTTATAAATGAATGTGAATAATTTATGCAGAAAGGTGTACGTTTAGCACATGAATATCCCTTGTTTACATGCTCTTAATTGCATATTTATTAATGCGGCTAATAGTTTCTAATTAGCACTTCATAATATCTGCCGCTCGTCAAATTGTTGCTCCGGCTTACTGCTTCGACCGTGTATCCGTTGTACAGCCCCCTAATCTCTGCACAGTCATTGTAGGATAGAATAAATCGCCCTTCTATTTTATCAAGGACTCGGCGCAGCCGTTCATGATCCGTCTTTGCAAAGCTGCCATCATAATAACGCTCTGTACCAAAGTAAGGCGGGTCGCAGTAGAACAGCGCATCTGGCCTGTCATATACTTTAATGAGGTCTTCAAAGTCTTTGTGTTCTACAACTACGTTAGCAAGCCGAGCCTGAACATCGCTTAACAGTTCAATTGTTGCTGCAACTCCGGGCCGTGCAGCACAGCCATAACTGCGCCGATCGGAGCCGTATGAGATCTTGATAAGCGTAAAGAAGCGCGCTGCCCGCTGAATGTCGGTCAAACCAGGCTGCTCACGGCAGGCGGTGAAAGTCTCACGTGCATTGATAACCCATTCAAGCTCGCGCTGCAACTCGCTTGCGTGGTACTTCACGCAGCGGAACAAGTTCACAAGGTTGCCATCAGCATCGTTGTACACCTCAAGCGGAGCATGTTTATCCTTGCGCAGCATCACCCAAGCCGCCCCTCCGAAGACCTCAACATACCTTCCAATGTTCTCTGGGAAACGCATAATGATCTGGTCGCGCAAGAGCTTCTTGCCGCCGATCCATCCTATAAAACTATCCATGAGATCATTATAGCTCTGGAGCAGGACTGATGAAGCTGTGAGAATGGGTGTAAGAGGAGCCAAAGTTATCTACCATTCTTCTTGATTCGTTCTGCTTCTAATGATACTATCAGAATGCATTAGCAGTAGTCATCTGACCATTTCAATATATTTTCAAATTTCTGTTGCTTTTATTACCTAAGAGTAATAATATTGAATAGCGGAGGCCATAAGTGGATATAAATATCCTAAAGCAACTGCTGGAAAAACACAGAGTAAGAGCACACCCTGATTTCCTGCCCGAGTTTATAGGCCTTATTAAAAATTCGGGGCAAGAGAGAATAATCCTAACACGGCTTTATACTTGCTTGCGTATGAGCGACGAATTAGGTGAAGACAGGTATGCGACCAACAACTTCGAACGACTTAAGGACTATGGCAATCTATGTTCCCTCCGCATAATAGTAGAAAAGGTGAATATGCGGATATTATACTCGGAGGATCCTGCTGGCCAGATATGGTTGCATTCGTTCTTTAAAAGAGCGGGCAAAAAGAAAACGGATTACGCAGCACATATCCCTATTGCAATAGAACGGCGTAATGAAGTTTTCAGATAGGAGAGAATTATTATGATAACGGACATTAGCAATGAATTACAAGATCTCTTTGCGCAATATTTAAAAGATAGTGATATTTTAGCCGCAACTGCATTGGCAAAGATATCTGCGACAATCACAAAAAAAAGGGTTGCCCTAAACATGAATCAAACCGCTTTTGCTAAACACATGGGCGTATCACAATCTATGGTTTCTAAATGGGAAAGTGGTAACTATAACTTTACAATTGAAACCATCGCTGAGATATGCAGCAAATTAAGATGCGGTTTCGATATTGAAATTAAGGACCATAAGTCGGATTACAAAAGCCTATGTGATTACCATATTAGTTGGGGCGAAATCACAACCCATGGCTTAAATGATAATCACTCGGTGTTACCTTTTGCATCTTAAGAAGGAGCATAATATGGATGTAAAACTGCCTTTTGCTGATTTGCAAATGCTAGGGACATCAATACGAACTTTAACTTTCAGGAATCCATTTATCGGTATTGATGATAATGGCGACTATAAGCGGCGTGTTGATCTTTCACATACAATTACAGAAATTGAAGAAAGAGAACCCCAGATTCTTGTTGGCGGTGTCATTCTGGAAATAAAAGCTACGGTCTCTCTGGGCAAGGAGAAGCTATCCATTGCTTTATGTATTGAAGGTGGTTTTCAGTGCGAAAATGCAAATCGAGAGGATTTTGAAAAACTGCTCAATATAAATGGTGTGGCAGCGCTATATTCTATTGCTCGTTCAATTATACTTAGCTTGTCTGCACAGTCTCTTGCCTATGGAAATGTTCTGCTACCCATGATAAACGTTTACAAATACAGCCAGGCTATAGATAGCAAGAAAGAACAGCTAGAGACACCACAGCTTTAAAATGAAAGTGCTTTCTATCAGCTTCACGGCTAGTAAAATAATACCCCTTATGCATAGCGTTTTCATGCGTAAGGGGTATTGTACAAGGAAACACAGGAGCGTACACCAATTCTATTGTATCCAAAAGACTTTAGTTTAAATCTTCCTGCATATTTCTTGCGCCACTTGCCATAATATCAATTAAGCACGCAGGACTAAAGCTGATCAAATCAGTGATCGGCCCCTGCTGCATCAGCCCCGCCACCGTGAGGTAGGCGGGGCTGCGGATTCCTGGGAACTACGCATAAAACTTTAACTTGTCTTGAGCCATGTCTGTTACTATAATATATTATAGGTCACTGGGGATAAACCTCTTTTCTTGTAATCGGTGGAGCTGACAGCGCGCGGCGTAAGCCGAATATGAAAGAAAGGAGGGGAAGATTATGAGCAAGCTTTTAGAGGCTATTAAAAGCATCCTCGAAATCGCTAGCCATGTCCTTGCTATTGTGCAGATTTGCGCAAAAACAAGGAACGCCTGTTCAAGCAGGCGCCCCAGATGACGGAAGGTTGGGGGTGAAAGCCCCCTTCCTGTTTTATTTATACCCAGTTTAACAAACAAAATGCACAGAATCAATAGATTTTTTAAAATACTTGCTTTATTTTCTTTCACCTAATCATAAGGAAAACACCCTCTTCGGACTAATAAAGAGGGTGCTCCCTAAGACAATGTGGAACCTAGAAGCCAGCCATGAAAGAAACAAACTGAAAGCCCTTTTAAACGATTCGTTTCTAAAACAAGTAGGGGTTCCGCTTCTCTCTTGCACTATTACATCGATAATATACCCTATTTTCACCTATTAATCAACATTAAATTATATTATTACCCTATCTCCAGCCCAATTACACTATTCAGCTGCTGCACGGCCGCCTCAATCATAGCGTTAATCGATTCAAGGTTGATGTCGTATCCGTGCTGCGCGAGGTATTCCAAAACATACTGCTTCTTTTCTTCGCCCTTGCCCACACCCCTGTAGATCTGCTCAGCAGCTGCTACACCAATCTTGACCCAACTGTAAAGCTCGGCCATTCGGCTCTCATCAATCTTGCGTTTGAGCCAGGGAATTAGGAACGATGATATCGCCCCTGCAACCAAAAGTATCAATGCGTTAATAATCGGTGTCAAATCTATCATCTTCTATACCTTTCATGTGTCCGTATTTTTGTAAATTTTCAGCTTTTGCTTTCCAACAATAAAATGCAACCGTTGTCGCTGTCGGAGCACCTATAAAAGCAAGATACGCATACAACTGGTCGGGCGCAGCGGCTAATACGACAATCGCACTAATAATGACGCCTATGAAATAAGTCAGCAGTATCGCGCCGACAATCTGCTTGGTAAACTCCTTTTTCATTTCACGGCCATCCCGTCCAGCCTTTTATGCGCCTGTTTTGTGCTTTCCTCACAGCGCGTAAGGCGTTCTGATATGCTGTCCATCTTTTGGCCCTGCGCACGAAGGTCAAGCCGAATATCATCAACGCCGCGCTTAACATAAGCTAAGTCGGACTTTAGTGTCGCTTCATCTTCTGCGACCTCTTTCGTGTCCTTCTTCACATCACGCGCCCTGCCCGTCCAGCCAAGAATAACCCCGCTAAGTGTCGCGAGTATTGTAAGCCCCACTGTCAGTCCGTCCATCCCTTACACCGCCTTAACATAATCAGTATGCATGTACCCCAGAGTGACCTTGCCGCCCAAAACGACTGCAACCTCGTGCCAACCATCCACAGCCGGAAGCGCCAGCATCGGCACGTTTTTGTCCGCCTTGCCCAAGCTCGGATGAGCCGTCCCCCTGCCTGTCCTCACGTTCACGCCCTGGCCACCACAAACGGCGTGGTAGGGTTTTGCTAGTGTGGGCGGGGTTATTATAGGTGCAGGCGGCATGGGAATTACATAGGTCGGTAGAGGCGCTGGTGTTTGTAACAGTGCAAGCCGACCGTAGTGCGTCCAGCGCCCCTGTGAGAGCGGTAGTTCGACCACACCAAGGTCTCTTCCGTATGCCTCAATAGTTTTGCCATTGCCTATGAAGACGCCAATGTGCACCATTTTAGAGCCCGACTTGATGAACACAAAGTCGCCCGGCTTGAGCTGCGCCTTATCAATCTTTTGGCACATGTTATATATGCCGTTTGCTGAGGCATCGCTTTTGAGCCACTTCTTGGTATTCTGTAGAAAGAACATCACTAAACCGGAGCAGTCAAAAGCCTCGATAGGATATTTACCGGATGCCTTAATTTTGCGGTAAAATTTCAAAGCCCTATCGACGTAATTCTGCCCGTTCTTTTTCTCCATCTTAGTTATCCATGCCTCGGGGCCGTTCATGTTTGAAAGGTTTTCGCCCTGAGCACCCCAGACGTAGATGTTGCCGAGCTTACTCTGTAGGTATGATAAAAACTCTTGTATCCTTGTCATAATTCCCCCCATAAAAAAAGAGCCGGTCGGCTCTCGATGTATCTATTTATTCGCTTTCCTTTTCTTCTACCTCGGCAGGCGGCGCATCCACCACCATGAAAAAGCAATTTGTGTGCCTTCCGTCAACTATATCAATCATGATGTCCTCAACAATTACTTTCCCCGCAGCTGCTATTGCTGCAATAATAGCCTCTCTGTTTTCAATTTCATAATTAATGCGCTCCACTGTATTCCTCCTATGGTACTGTAATAATGGTTGATATTGCGCTTGATATTTCGGGTACAGCTATTGATACTAAAAATATTGGGTCTACAATGCCAGCAGTCTTATATCCTTGTAGCTTTATAACGTCATTGGCTTCACAATATACATCAATAACTTTCAATACGGCATTAGCAACTGGTGTAATTATGCTATTCGCTATTACATCGCCGTTCTTTGTAAGGCGTGCGCCATCTGTCCATGAGCAACCGTATGTTCTATATTTGAATCTATATGTTCCAAATCTTTTTATAGTAATAGCGCAAACCGGATAATCCAACCACATTGCCCCACCACTCATGGTTACCGGGTATACAGAGTATAATAGCAAATTGTCCCCCGCTTCTATCGTGTCAGGCAGTTCTATGCCTCCGCCCCCGCTAACAATAAAAAAACTCGTTCCGTCGTACTCCACCATGACGTGCTGTCCGGCTTTCCATTTTGCCGCCTTTCCCGTGGCCTGGTATACTGGTTTAGCGCCTTTTCCATTGAAGTTTAGTTTTGGTTCCTCGCCGCTGTCTGCGTGCGCTACTATCGTTCGCCGCAATCCTGCGCTGTATTCTGTTACTGTTGCATCCGCGACCGTAAAATTAGGTGCTGTTCCGCCTGTTGTTCTTTGCGTTGCTGCGTTTTCTAAAGAGACCGTCTTATCGTTTAGCTGTTTGGCTACGTTTGCAGTCGCTGCTTTAGCTGTGCTGGTGCTTGTCAGCGTGTTGTCCAATGGTATCCGCGCCCCGTCTAAGATACCGCTTGTTATATCGCTTGCAACGTGGCTGTGACCCGTGTTGGCCTTTCCTGTTATTGCTGTTGCGTTCGCCTTCATCTGCGTATCTATTATATCTGCGTTTGAGTTAAACACGCCTATGTCGTAATAGTCAGTTACTGCAGGCTTTTCAAGCTCATAATTCGTTGTCTTTGCCATGTTACCTCCTCCTAAGCCATTAATGTGCGCAGCTGCTCATGTGTGTGCCCATGCAGCTGCGTATGTGTAAAGGGTGATAGCTCTCCGTGCGTTGTATACATGAACACATAAAGAACAGCAAGATGTGCCGGCTTGATTTCCTCGATCGCCGCCTTGAGCTGCTCCAATCCAGGCGGCTTGCCGCGGGTGGACAGAAACTTTATCGTGAACGTATAGTCGGAAAACTGCTCAGTCACTTCGCAGTCGCCATTGTAGTAACTCTCTGCAACTCGCTCAACAAGCTCCGGCGTGCTTACCCCGCTGCCCCGCAGCTTCGAGATAATTCGCTCACTGCGCACCTGCTCGTCCAATGCTGCACCATCAAGAAGCCCAAGGTAGGCTTCCCACATACTAAGGCTCCAAGTGGCAGTCGCAACGAAGCACTGAGCCGTTGCGTCCCGGGCATTTAACCAGAGCTTATCAACAGCATCCTGATAGCCGTTCTGTATCGCTCTTGCTTCAGCGCTATTGCTATACACCCACAGTCTGTCAATCAGCAGCACTGAGCACCACCTCCGCAAGCACAGGCACGCTATCAGCACCGATCTGCACGTTTACTGTGTCATTGTTAACTAAAAGGTTACTGTGGTCGAGCACGCCCTCAAGACCCATTAGCAAATAAGCAATGCGGTTATAGCTTACTGTGTATTCCTTGAATGCAATGTTTCTTAGATACTTGCTTATTGCCTCAACGAAAGCCGCCTGCACTTCCTCGAGCGTTGTGTTGCCTAACTCGACCTCTGCTGCAACTGTAATTAGCTCAGCAGCCGCGCTTAACACAGTGACATCCGCACCTATCGGCCTCTGCTCGGCAATATACACAGAACACTCCTGCACAACTGTTGCATCAACCGGCTCGTGGTTATTGCCGACAACAAGCACACGCACAGTCCCGGGCCCGTCCCAGAGCGGAGTTATCTTTGCAGCGCCTACGCCATTAACCTCTAGCGCCCAGTTCATATAGTGATGCACGTTCCCGCTTGTGGCTGGTGTCCGCATCCGCACAAGCAGCCTACCCCTTAAAGCTTCATCTGTTTCTGTATCTGTCCCTCCTGTTATGGGGTCCTGGTTAATTACCTCATCAACGCCCTGCAGATTGCGATATAAGCGTACTACCTGCTCAGCAGGAACATTATATGCAGCGCCTACTTCTATCGCTGTAATCTGTGCTTCAGCTGTACCGTTTTCTATTTCAGCGG